ACATAACATATAAATTTTATAATACATTTTATTAATTTCAAAATTTGTAACCACTGATTTTTATGAGATAGTACAGTTGGTCAAACTGCAATACCTTTGCGTACAAAAATGCTGCTTCGCAAGCGTCTAGAGATAAATGACGAAAATTTCTCTATCCGTAATCAATACGAAGCCCCCTCTCTGTTCTCCGTGGAGACCTGTCTACAATTGGGGTGAAAAGACTTCAAAATTTCTGGAAAACATCGATACAACTCAATTAAGAGCTGAAATCAATCTCTTCCTCTGAAACACCGCAAAATTCTGTGAAAAGTTTCAAATTCTTGTTAACATAATCGTCAGAATAATCAGATTTCAGGATTTGGGTCATTTCATCATATGGAATGAAATTTACAACTCCTCTCAAATCATCGTTCAATTCAACAATATTTCGCAATTTCTGTGAGAACTCCTCGTACGCAACACGCCCATAAAGGTACTTGTCGCGAAGAGCTCCATCAGTATAAGCTCCAAATTGTTCTGAAAACGATAATGGAGATTCGTTCGGTTTCTTAACCCAGTGAAACCTTTTCAAAATTGAATCCTCTTCGATTGGACCAACAATGATATCAAGTGTCTCGTGTTTCACAAAACCTCTTTTTAGGAAAGAAATTTCTTCGATCCCAATATAAGGTCGTGATTCTGCACCCTTATCTGCCATTGTGTACCCAATATCCAATTTCTCGAATTCTTTTTGACACGCAGTGTGTGTGTACCAGGAGCAATGCCTCTTCACAGACATAGCATTATCATCTCCATAGGTACCCAAACGAATATTCACAGCGAACTTTTCTTTAATATTGGGCATCATGGCATAATACACATATCGCATCATAATGGAATTACAAATACTATTCAATTGAACAGTAATCAGATTACCTGAGGGATTTCCATTTGCAAAGCGATATAAATCTCCATCAAAGAGAATGTTGGGATGTACAATATCAGAAAGTGCGCCCTCAATTAGACGTATTTCATCCTCTGTGCAACCAACCTCTCTATACCAAGAAACCATTATCTTTGCAGCAGCAGCTGTGATTTGTGCTGCCATTCTTGTATCAAAACCAGAGAAATCTCCAGCGATCATATTTTTCGTACTGTATTCAGTGAGATATTCATGAAACTCATTCCACTCCTTTGAAAGAGGATTGATTCCAACTAAACATTCCGTTGTTTTCCAGTGTTTCTTCATGATCTGGGGAATTCCCGCTAGAACTCGACGGGAGGCAACAAAATTGGCAAAGGAACTTCCGTAAAATTTCCTGACCTTATCTATTGCTTTTTCTTCTGGTAGTAACTCGTTGACCTTGCTACTAGCTTTATAGATTGATTCAGAACGCAGGTTATTATTCCAACATTCCAAAGTTCGATCAATCTCACTCTGAATATCGAATTTATCATTGAATTCACGTGGTACTTGAACGAGTGTCTCATCCATGATATCACGTTTTAGACAATGTTTCTTCGATTTCTGAATGGGAAAACCAGCAGAAGTATCATTTGGTAATCCACCTAATCCAAACTTTCCAATTCCATCCATTGCTTCCTCTTGCGAGTAAATTCTCAATATTTCTGAAGCTTCTGGATCCTTTCGAATAGCATCTAGAGTATGTTCTTGATAATCAGCAATTGCTAATTTCAAAATATCTCCTTCATAATGTTGTACAGGATTTGTCAACTTGTTCAAAGTTTTCATTCCTTTAGCAACATCATTGGGTTTTGTAGGTGGTCGGTGCTTCCGTGCACCAAGATTTTCCTCGATACCTTTGAAAGGTGTGTGCATATACGGTGTACGTGCACGACTCTCTAAAGGTTGTCCATCTTTCAACACTTTTCCAAGATATGAAACAATGGTCTTATCTCTAGTACCATCTTCACGCAAGTAGAGAGGTTTCTCATTTGACAATGAATAAGGCAGACCATAAGTGTCAACAGAAACAGCATTTGCCGAGTGGACGACAAGACTTGGACTTGTCTTTTTGAGCGAGGAAAGTGCTCTTTTGATATGGGATTGTAGAACACAAGTACTCCAACCTTGATGAGAGTTAGGAATACCTGCAACATGAAAACCATAGATGATACCAAGATTAGCATCAACTAATAGACCTCCACACAACCCGCCGAATCCTCGAAATTCGGTATTATAAGAAAGACCTTCACCCTTCGAGACTTCAAGAATTATAAATTTATTCTTTTGACCCCATAACCAACCTGGGTGTTCAAGAAAACCAGCATATTTTACATCCTCATGAGTAGGACGTGCTGCTTGCTTGCTAATCTTAACTTCATTTTCAGGAGATTTCCACAATAAGACAGTCGACCTGTTATAAAATGTGGGATATTCTTCTGGAAAGAATTTAGAATAGTCAGTACTTGCTGGACTTGATGCCAGATGAATGAATGCTTGATCATGTTCACGATCAATATAACAATATTCCTCTGTCAATTTTTGGTCTTTCGTCCTGGCGCTAGGAACGCCAGGCGTAGTAGTCGTTTCAATATCAAATGGAAAGACATATGGAACAACATGAGCTGGAACCATGATAACATTAGATGCAACCATAATTCCATTCACAGTGCCATAGACTTGTCCTTTCGATTTTGTTACGACAACACGCAATGCTCTTGCCAAAGAGCGCTGCAAATCAGAACTGGTCGTGGTTCTTGATGTTGCAGTATCTTTTGGTGGTAACCGAGAATAACCTTCCTTATAATCTCTCTGATCTTGAATCTCAAAAACATGTTCACCCTTTGCAGGACAATCAATTGTTTTCGAAAAATGATCAACAAGGGGATCAAGGAAAGTTGTTTTATCTTGAGTTTTCTTAACTAAAAATGGTTTCAATGCCTTATAGAAACCATAAGCAAGAAAAATACCACCACTAATGGCAAAATACTTTCGGGAATTGTTTTCTAAATGGGTTGAAATATCTTCACACAAACTAGACAATTGATCCTGACGACGAGAAATCTCATCATCAATTTGTCGAATTGTTCTAGTGTACAAAAAACACATATACCCCAAGGAAGAAAATGATAGAGTTTGGGCTAATTTTGCCCCAAAAATGGTGCAGAATAATCCACTCAATATCATAATTGCAAGTCCACGAACATAGCAAGCTCTATCTTTATACATCTTGTACCACAAAAGAGAGGTTTTTGATGTATTTTTCAAGAAGAAGCCTACATTAGTAAGTGAAACCCGCAAATCCCAAAGTTCTTGGGTATTCATACCTTGCCAATAGCTTTGAAAGTTCATCATTGCCACAGCTTCAATTTTCTCATCTTTTGACGTGATATTTGAAGCACAAGAACAAATAATATCAGGACATCTGCAAACTCCACAAAAGCCACAATCATCCAATTGTTTTTGAATAATCGTTTGGCTTTGTTGACGTCTACGGTGTTGAGCAATATCTTTAGCAATAAACGAACACATAGCATGGAAATCATGTTCATCATCATCATGGGGATTCCATTCAGAACGTGGAATAACATCCCAGACAATATTTTGACTTCCATTTTCATTTGTCTCAATATATTGAAACCTTTTGAGAACGAGAGAATACACATCGAAACGAAGTGTATCTTGCTTTTTGAGTCCACCAAATTCATTACGGTATTCTTCACGAATAGATACTTCAACATCAAGTGCAAAACGACGAAGAATACTCTCAGGACACACAGAACATTCCATAGCCCTAAGAGTTTCATCATTCGTAGTTGCAATGACAGCATCATTACCTGGATAATATTTACCTTTTTCATCAGCAGAAGCCTTTTCAAGCGGTCGAGGAACAGTGTTAATATAATTCAACAACCGATCATAGTTAGGCTTACTGTTTTTGTTATTGGCAACATCATCGGCAACAATGATTCGGTGGGAAGGTAGGATAGTTGATTCATAATTCTCATCGAGATTCGTGAACACAACATTTCCTCCTTCGGAAGGATTTCGCCCATAAGCATTCAAAATGGTCTTGGACATCAATTTTATCATGGTTGATTTCCCACAACTAGATGGACCAGACATCTTGATAGCATAAGCTTCCTCCTTCGACGGGGCATCAGCTTTTCTTGCCCACAAATTGGATTGCATTTCAGTCAATTTACGAATGAAATTGGAAACACTCATTCGTTGCTGTACACTTGTTGCACGAACAATCAACTTCTTTGCAGTTTCAACAGCCTTCTTCAACCGAGCTTCATAGGCATCAGGAGTAATGCCATATATATTCTTGAGCTCGATTTCTTGTCCTGACAAAACAAAGTTATAGGCTTGTTCGAGTTCACGAACTTCCAACTCAAAAATCTTTGTCTCATCACGACCCAAAAGCAATTTGCTCCAATCACCAGAACAAATATTGGTCCAATTACCCGTAACAAACTTATAAGCTTCGAAAGCCATTTCAACAACATCAGAAAGATCAGGAATTTTACTCCTAAACTCTTTGAATTTATTGCAAATAACTTCGAAATCTAAAGTTTCCACGGAAATCATTTCTTTTCCTGCAGCGTACAAGGTCATAATTTTGGTGTAAAAATCACAAATGTTCTCCCAAACTCGATCATTCAAAAATGAATCTGACATCTTAAAAAATGAGAGAATATATTCAGAGTAAGAAAAATTTCCATCAGCTTGCGGAAAAGCAATTTCAAAGGCTTGTTTAAACCAAAAGAGTGCTAAATCAGCATGTTTCTGTTGAAAATTTCTCACAAAGAAATTTGTGATATTCAAAAGTACACCTGCCCATTCAGGATTCTTGTAGATGTTATACAAAGTAGTGAAGAGATCCAACAAGAATTTCAAAAGCTCTTCTCCAACGTAATCGCGAGCTGTTTTCGCAGCTTCAATAACTGAATGAAGAATATCGAGCAAAGGCACACCATATTGTCGAACTAAATCAACATTTGGTGTTGCCATTGTATGAGCAATGCGTTTCATACGCTTCTTTTCTTGCTTTAAGTTTTCCAATTTCTTGATACTCCTAGCAAGAGCTTTGTTCTGTTTTCGCAAACGCATCTTTTTAATGTCTTGAACAAGATCCTCATACTCACGTTCGAGGTTTTTCTTATTCCTAACAATTTCTTTACGCTTGCTTTCTGCTCGCTTACGATATTTGCTCGCAGCAAACTGTTTCGAGACATCCATCTCTTGAGGTTGTGTGATACCTCCAAACATTTGGTTTTGTAGTTTTGAAAAATTATTTTCGGCAACACATTTTTGAAACCCAAATCTGTTACGATCCGGGGATCCGGGTGGTTAATCCGGGTGAATTACACAATTTGGTGATACGTATGCAAAAGACATACTATTTTTCAGATTCTCCTAAGAGTGCCGCATCGGCTTTTGCGTAGGGCAACGCGCAAGTATACGGTCAGGAAGGCATCAGTCTCTCCTCCCCTTGTTCTGATCTTGGTATCTCTACCCAGGGTCAGTACCTGGAAATAATCCTACCATTCAAAATGCTTTCCTACGGCATTCTAAACTATATATAATAGGTAATATTTCTCTTGGATCCTAAAACATAAATACATCCAATTAATCAAATGTGCAAATCAGTCTGGCCTATAACCAGACGCCTACACGACTTCAATATACATGGTAATAATACACATTCTTAACCAAAGCTTCTCCCACTCCTCATGGAGTGATTGCTTTGTCAGAAAAGAATATAAAGTGCATTTCCATGGCAATATTCATCGTGTGATTTACAAATAATCAAAACTTTCATATAGATAGAGGTTAAATTTTCCGCACATCATCAAAATATATCATCAAATAATTACGCTCTCATGAGCAACTATGATAAAAGTAGAAAAGAAATCTTTTCCAATTACAGAGCCATTTCCAAATTGTAGTGAGTACTCGAGTCTCACACCTACAACACGCTAGTGGAACATTATCATATAAAAGTTTCTTTCTTTCCATACAACATAGAATATCTAAATCAAATAAATTGAATCAGAAATGTGTAACAAATATAAACATCTGCCAAATAAACAACTGTATTAACACATTAACAGTTGAGTTTTAACGATTCTTATAAAACAACAACTTCTTCGTCAGCAGAAATTGTTGAGTCCCCAAAAGGGGAAGCAAGTTATAATAAACAACAAAGGCTTGAATGACCAAAACATTCCAATGAAATCTAAACTTACTAATTCAAAATACTTGTCATAATATGATGGGCGCTACCCCATCAAATTATCTTTAGAACTCTTTACAGAGTTCTGGCAATTTTACCACCTAGTTTGCAGACTAGGCACTGGAAAAATAATGAATAACTAACTTTAATTTCATCTCGCTTAAGCATCATGATCGATGCTACAAATAGATAAAAAGCTACCTCCGTGATCAACACGGAAGTAGCAGTCATCATATTTATAGACTTATTCGTATCAATCAACTAGAGCTAGACTAGTATAAAACGTAGCTGTCCAACAGGGGGTCCCTCCTAACATCCAAGATGTTAG